AACGACGGAACACAAATCTTCTTCAGTTATAGAACACCAGTTGCAGCATATTTACCCTCTGAGGGTTATGTTAGAACATCTAAATTCTGGTCAGTTACTACATCTCGCCACATAAATAAGTGGTTGAAAAATGTTACAAACGTCAAAGAGATTGACCAGACAGTTCTTGACAATCTAGCAGCATAATGTTATACTGGGAGTAACAACAATTACTCCCTTTTTTATGCTCTAAAGTAACACACAGACAGGTAGATTACTCTACTAAATATAAAGAACTCCGCCCAAAACACAGTGGTGATGGGGGTTCTCGATCTTTGATGCGGCCCTTATATTAAAAAGGTTAGAGACCCTAACCTACAAAGGTTCCCCAACGCAAGTGTTATTTAAAAAATTTAAAAAAAAATTCCTAGTAAAAAAAGATGCCTCCAAAGTTTTTTCAAGATCAGCAAGATACTCGTACTTGGGTGTTAGAGAACCTCATAAGGGAGGAAGGATACTTAGATAGCAGAATGTATGCCTGTGCTGACCTTTGTATAAATCAAAATCTTATAAATGATTTAAAAGATGTCTTAAAGACTTGGGAGGACTATAAGATAAGATTCCCAATAGAGAAGATACCTAATCGTCTGTAAAACCGAATATGTCAAAAAGATTTACTATTCCACTAGAGGTGGATGAATTTGGAGAATTCTATCTTTCTATACCTGATAACATCATCGAAGAGTTGGGTTGGGAAGAAGGAGAGGTAATAAATTATAATGTAGAAGGTGAAAATTTCGTTCTAACTAAAAATGACTGACCCTTTAGATCATACAGCAGATTTTGAGTCAATTGACCCTTGGCAAGATAATGCTGAGGCACACGAGATCATTAATAGAGTATTACAAGGTGTAGTTCAACGTCTTGATGCTATAGAGAAGTATATTCAAGAGATGCCTACTGTAGACAAAACCTATTATAAACCTGAAGGTTATGATGATTACTTGAATATCAAAAGAAATTATGATATAATCTATGAAAGACTCACCGCATTAGAAAATAAAGATGCAAACAAATGATTTCGACTATGGTTTTCCTGTAAGAATAATAGATGATTATTTTTCACAGCAAGAGTTGTATTCTATTAGTAAAGAATTAGATGAGTTATATGATAGTGAGGATTTAGTATATGCTGGTAATAAGTGGTCGGATGACCCACAAAAAGTAAGGTCAGTTGGTTTAGATAACTTATACGAAGGAAGACGTGGAGAATCTACTATATTAAATTGTACAAGGAAGATATTATCAGGTGGTGGTGTATTATTAAAGAGTTCTTCATCTTGGTTCTTTAAAGATTTTGAATGTGATAGAGATAGAACTATACTATCATCTTTTAGAGATGGTGATCATTGGGGACCACATAAGGATCCTAGTATAATAACTGCTGTATGCTTTCTGTACGACTCTCCTAAGACCTTCACAGGCGGTGAATTGATATTTCCTGACTATGAGGTAGGTGTAGAACCTTTTGGTAATAGAATAGCATTATTCCCATCATTTGTTAACCACGAGATAACACCTGTTAAGGTTGATAATGGTAGAGGACTAATAACACTTACTCAGTATCTTTCGATAAATGAATTTGTTACTGAAGCAAACGTACCGAATCGAGTTCAAATAGGTGGTGATGCAGGAACATTTAAGTATAACGTACCTAGTGAGTATAAGTTAGCAGAGGGTAATGCAGAGGCATCCTATAAATAGTCACTTGGAGGTGTAACTACTAATGGGATGTAGTCCAGAAAACGATTGCAGTTCGACTTCGTGCGAAAGATTTGAACCTGGTACAGGTGAGGGTGTTGCATTAGTAGAGTTTCGTGAGTATCCTGAGAATATCATACGTGCAGGTGCCTATAACGTCCCTGGAAGGGAGGGAAAGGCGATTATGTATGATTCACTCGGATTGACTTCAAGTAGTGCTGCGAACTGTGGTAAGTATACTAAATCTGCTTGTGGTGAGACATTATACTTTGATTACTACCCCAACGAGTTATCTTTTGATTATGGGTTTGCTGATAGTTGGTTTTCATACATTTACGATACTACTAATGATGCAGGAGTAGTAGGAACACCTTGCTATCATATTGAGACAGAGACTGTAACTAATACACAGACTGGTGCTTCATCGTCTACGGATACTTGTTATCCTTGTGGTTCATTTGCTTGCACCCCAGCGACGACCACAATATCTTACACGGTAGACGATGGAACTCAGGAATGCGGTTGTTCTGATCCAGATTGTCCTCATCCTACTCTATTTGCTATTGGAACCCTCAGTAAGAAGATTGCATTTAGTTATGACTCCCTTTCAACCACATTACCTAATGGAGTTTCTGATTTTGAGGTCTCTGACGACGGAACCACGTGGACTGATGTATGGAATGGTAATGAAGCTATACCAACTGAGTATATTAGCGGAGATAACCCTTACCAGGCTGGCGACGAATCCTTTAATGACTTCCATATCTTTGAATTAAACTCAGGAGCATCCACAGGGTTTAGAATTAAGGCACAAATTAAAGCAGTATATGACGATAGTGGGGCGGTCACAACGTTCTCAGGTACTTCGTGGACTATAACAGAGATCTTATCACCTGGAACTGGTTATTCTACCAGTCAAACGTTTACATTAGAGTATACACATACCTTACCTGATAATAGTACTACCGTATTAAATTTAAACTTAAGAGTGAAGGCGGTAGAACCTTATCAAGCAACACAAGGGCAATCTGGGTTTGATGTATTAAGAGCTGGAGATACGATAAATGGGCATACAATTACACGTGTTTTTCACACAGATTTAGACAATTTTCCGTACCATATTGCATATATTGATGGAAATGGGAGTAGTTTTGCTAAAGAAACGCAATATACTAGCTCAAGAAGTCACCAAATCACCGTAAAAGCGGGCTGGATGGTGCAAAATAGGGCAATTTTGGTCGGATTTTACGAATTTTTGGATAAATCCGTCCAATATGAGACAATTGACTTCGATTCCAACGCTCCAGACACTTTTAACATACTTACGCAACCTGCTGTTGTTTCAACGGTAGTAAATGGTATAGTTACGGATTTAACCTTGATTGATGGAGGTGGTGGATGGAATCAATACGGTAGACAACCCGAAGTTATCATCACTCCACCATACCTTGTTACAGGGTCACAGGCAACTTGTAAGGCATCTTTCACTAATGGAGTAATGACTGCCATTAAAGTTGATCTAGGAGGCACTGGATACTCTTCTGCGAACCCTCCGAAGGTGTATGTAAGGAATGTATTCAAGCAAGAGACTACAGTAATACCTTTTGATGCATATGATGCTGGTGATCTTGCATACACACAAGGATTAATAGATTCATTACCTGGTGGTGTAACCTCAGAAATGTTGGATAAAGTTGTTTTATGCTATGAAAATGAGGAAAGTGAGCAAGTAAGTTACGACACTGTACCAAATATTGACGTAAAACAAGATCCAGACCTTAATAGAGTGCAAAATACACCTCAAGCACTGTATCATTTCCCTGTTGTAGACCCTTTAAACCCTGTTGTGATGGTAAAATACAATTTGGACTACTTAAAGAACAGTGATTTGGATGCATTTTGGAAAAATCTCGTTTTAGAGGAAAAAGAACGGAATCAAGCGTTAAGAACGCAAGATTTACAAGATATTTCGCAAGAAAGCACTAGATCATTCGCTTTAAACAGAGAAAGATTGGTAGAATCCGCACAAGGACGTTTTAGTAGTCTTCCACACGCATCAACATATACAAAATATCCTATGAGACAGTATCGTGCGGATAGAAGGAAGAAAGTTAACATTACAGTAACGCTAAAATGCGTCCCAGAGGATTTTGGATGTGGACATATTGGTTGTGGTCCACCCAGTACAGGAAATGTTGATAATACTAGCGGAAATACGGTAACTACATATAGTATGTCTCCGTTACTTGGATCTGGTTGTAAAACTTGGACTGCTACAGGTGTATTACCTATGTGGAATTCATTAACAAAATCCGCTAACGTATGGAGTGATGCTATTGAGGCACACGGCAATCCCTATAATATTGGAGAATATCTACCATGAGTACTCAAGCAATAGCAGTATATACAGGATCTTGTACTGGACACGGTACTGGTCTTGGTTCTATACATCATCCAGGATTTGGAGGTGGAACTCTTTCTAATTGTCCACACTCAGCGACAGATCCTAATATAGTACCAAAAACCGTTGATGAGATGGATGCTACAACTTGGTGGGAACCAACCCCACAACTTCCTGATTCAGGAACACAGTTGTCAACTATCGTAATTAATGGTAAAATACCTATATTAGATGGAGATGAACTCATCCCTCATCCAACACATACTACGCATACTACAAAATCTTCTAGTGACAATTGCTCACATACGGAAGAATCACCTGGTTGGCACTGTACTGTTGGAACTAATGCTGGACGTGAACCCTCTGTAGGGCATAAACGTAAAGCATTTGCTACATCAAAGTCCGTTAAAATTAATGGTAGATATGTAGCAAGGGTTGGAGATCCACTAGGAAACGGAACTACTGAGTATCCTTGCAAATCAGTAATTGCAGGTAGTAGTTCAAATGTATACATTGGAATTTAATTATGGCAAAAGCATCAGGAGCATGGAATGATAGTGGGAATTACGTTCCTGCAAAACCTAAAAAGACTCGTCAAGGCAGAAGTCAAAACACTGTAATCAGTGCAACTTCACGAAATAAGAAGGGTAAGAAGTATCGGGGGCAAGGTTAATGGTGAGAATGATAGGGAGGATGGATGCACCGTCCTCTCCTAGTGAATTACCACCTATAGAAACCTCCATCAATAGAATTGGGAAAGATAGTAATGCCAGTATGGTTTCTGGAAGGCGTGAAGGTGCTTGTAGATTAGGTGATATATTGGTTATACGACCACATAATCTCGGATGGTTGGAAACTAAGCTCCAACCAGCTCAATTAGAGTTTATTTGGGAACGTGTAGCGGAAGCAAAGGGTGTGCGTGACGCAAAACCCACTTTAGCTGGTATTATTGACTCTAGTTGGGAATTACAGGATAAAGATGATTGGTTCTTTATGAACGTTATAGATCCCTTAATTACTAGATATCAACAAGAATTTGACAATATTGGTCATGGTACTCCTGTTAGTTTAAAACATCCGTATCATCTTAATACTTGGTGGGTTAATTACCAAAAAGAAAATGAATTTCAACCTCCGCACGAACATTACGGTGTTTGGAGTTTTGTTATATGGTTAAAAATTCCAACGGATTTCCATGAGCAAAATCAAAATCCAATTGCTGCTAACTCTAATCATAAGTTAATTTCTGCTTTTGAGTTCTTTTATTTGGATCTTTTAGGTAAAATCAAGTCAACTGGGTATAATTTATCACCTTCATATGAAGGTACTATGTTATTATTCCCTTCTGACTTAAAACACGCAGTACATCCGTATTATAACTGTAAAGAGGATAGAATTAGTGTTTCTGGTAATATTGCTTTAGATAGCAGTAAGGTTATGCCATCTGAGATATGATAAAGGAATACAGTTATCCACTAGCAGAAGAAGTTAATCCTATTCTAAAATCTCTTATATTGACTTATAATGATAAGTCATTGGGGAAACCCACGGAAGCTACTTGTCTTATGACTGAATGGGATCTTCATCAGAGATCCCAAGAGGCATTATCCCTTATTAGATGGATAGGAAAAAGGATTGATGAGGACTTTGTAGGTAGAGAAACTAAAAAGTTTGCGGAAATGTGGGGTGTACATTATATAAATGATGGTGAGGAGATTGATTGGCATAACCATTTTCCCGATCAATTACGGTTAATGAATTCAAATTCCCGTGATACACCTACTCCAATGATAGGAAATTACTCATTTGCGTATTATGTAACTGTACCTGATGGTTCTGCACCATTAATCTTTAGAGAACCTAATCTCAAATTTGAACCAAAACAAGGAAACGTTGTTATTTTTAATAGCGACCTAGATCATAAAGTCCCACCTAATTATTCTAAAGGTCGGATTGCTATATCTGGAAACATTTTTTTAACTGAACAACCTAGCATTATTTCTAGTCATGACATTACCTAAAGTACCACTTTCTAAGCAATTAAAGGAAGGAACTAAAAAATCACATTCTGCAGCAGAAAACACTAAATTTGTTAGAGGTTTTCTTAAAGGTGTTGTAAATGAAGAAGAATACCGTAAGTTACTTACTAACTTTTGGTATGTTTATGAAACAATGGAGGAAAGGATAAAGGAAACCAAAGATCCTCTTGCTAAGGTCTTACATAAGTACCAAGCAATATTAAATCGTACTGCTTTTCTTCAACAAGATCTTAGATATTATTATGGACCTATGTGGAGAGATAAAGTAATACCCTCGGAAGCATGTAATACATATTGCTATAGAATTAATGAGATAGCAGAAAATGATCCTTATCTTTTGATAGCACATCACTATACTAGGTACATAGGTGACCTATCTGGTGGTCAGATCCTTAAGGGTATAGCACAGAAAGCATTACAACCAGCTAAAGGATCAGGTTTGATGTTTTATGAGTTTCCTAGAGTACCTGATGCTAAAAAGTTTAAAGAGGAGTATCGTGCTGATTTAGATTCTTTGGATATAAACGAACACGACACAAATAATCTAATTAATGAAGCAAATTATGCTTTTCGTCTTAATATGTACCTTTTTGATGAAATTCAAGGAGATGCTAGTAAGTCATTCTGGAAAGTTTTATGGGGTTATATCACTGGTAGTTAAAAGTTAGTGAAAACCCGATAAATAATAGGAGATTAGTAATGATATTGTGACTTATAGGGCATTACCAGACGGATTATTCATATCGGATAGTCCTATTGCTGGTCAAGGGATATTTACAAGAAGACCTCTTGAATCTGGAACTGTTTTAGGTTTATCCCATATTATATTAGGTGAAGAGATTATAAGGACACCACTAGGCGGTTTTATAAACCATAGTGACCATCCTAATTGTGCGAAGTATGAATATGAACCTCACAGGTATTTCATAACTGTATTAGAGGATATTGACCCTATGAAGGAACTCTTTCTGAAATACACCTTTTATGAAGTTTAATGGCATTAAAAAGATTAACTAGTGCAGATTTAGCATCTAATAAGTCAAGATCTTTTAAAGATATTGGAATGGCATTTGGTAGAAATCCTTTCACCAATGATGTTTCTATAGTTAAAAATGAGAATTCTATTAAACAAGCTTTGAGGAATTTGGTGATGACTTCACCTGGTGAGATTCCATTTAACAAAAATGTGGGGTGTCAAGTAATGCAGTTGCTGTTTGAACCTTTAGATGGATTCACAGCAGATACAATTAAGGATGAAATAATAAATACAATTAATCAGTATGAGAAAAGAGTACAGTTGAGATCCGTAGTGGTAGTTCCTTATGGAGAAAATTCAAAACTCGCTGTTACTATAGTTTATCAAGTTGTTGGTATACCTATTGTTGAAGAAGTCAAGTTTGTCCTACAGAGACCTGAATAATGCAACCGAATAATTTAACAGCATTAGATTTTAATGATATAAAATCGTCTATCAAATCCTACCTAAGAACTAGGAATGAATTTAGTGACTATGATTTTGAAGGGTCTGCATTATCATATTTGATTGATACGTTGGCATATAACACATATTATACCGCATTCAATGCTAATATGGCAATGAATGAGGCATTTTTACCTTCTGCTACTGTTAGAGACAATATTGTTAATATTGCAAAGTTATTAAATTATGTTCCTAGATCTATTGTTGCATCTAAGGCTTGTTTAAAATTAAATGTTCAAACAACACAAACTAATGGATCTTATCCTAGTAGTATCACCTTGAAGAAAGGTGCTGTAGCTACTGGGGGTAATTTTGTTTGGAATATTATGGCAGACACTACTGTAGAAGTTAATACTACAACTGGTGCTGCTGAGTTTGATAATTTGGCGGTTAGTGAAGGATCCATTATGAATTATGAGTATTTGGTAAATACATTCCAATCACAGACTTATAAAATTCCTACTCAAGATGCTGATGTGGGAACTTTAAATGTTACAGTTAAACCCAATGAATCTTCTACTACATCAGATGTTTATAACTTAGTTGATACAGTTACTAATTTAACTGCCAATACAAGGGTATTCTTCCTTTCTGAAGGAGAGGATATGAGATATGAGGTTAGATTTGGTGATGATAGTGTTGGTAGAAAGGTTAAAGATGGTGAGGTTATTAATTTAGAATACTTGGTTACTTCTGGTTCAGAAGCTAATGAGGTTACTGACTTTTCATATACTGGAGATCTTATTGATAGTTTGGGTATATCATATAACGTTGCTGACGTTAAATTACACGTTAAAGAGAGATCACAACTTGGTACTACTCCAGAATCTGTAGAGTCTATCAAGTATATGGCTCCTAGATACTATTCTTCCCAATACAGAGCAGTTACAGCACAGGATTATGCCGTAATTACTAAAAAGATCTATTCTAATGCAGATTCCGTTATTGCTTATGGTGGTGATTCATTAAATCCACCTATTTACGGTAAAGTTTACATAGCAGTTAAAACAAAGACTGGATCTTCTTTGAATGATGCAACAAAGAAAACAATTGCTGCAGACCTTAGAAGTTATGCTATGGCATCTATTGACCCAGTAGTTATTGACCCAGATGAGTTGTTTGTTTATCCTAAAGTGTTTGCTCTTTATGATACTGGAGTAACTAGCAATACATCTGCAATTAAGAGTAATATTCAGTCTGCAGTTGGTAATTGGGCAACACAAACACAGATTAATAACTTTAACTCTACCTTTAGAAATCAACAATTCCAAAAGGCAATTACTTTGTCTGATAGAGCTATTACTGACGTTTCTGTTCAGACTTCATTACTGAAATACATTAAGCCTCAAACAAATCAAACTAATACTTATTGCATATCAACTGGATCTTCTTTATATAATAGTGCCCCAAGTAATACTGGAGCAGCATCATCGACTTCAAGTGTTTGTAAGAAAGAACCTGTTATTTTATCTGGTAACTTTAGAACAGCAGATAGACCTGGTATAGATCAACAATTTGAAGATGACGGTTTCGGAAATCTAAGAACATTCTATAATACTGGAAATAAGAAAGTTTATACGAATGAGAATGCAGGATCTATAAACTATGATACTGGTGAAATCTGTGTAGGTCCAATCAATATTGTTGGTGCTGGTAATAATATACCAACATCTACTAATTTGAACCTTACAGACGCTGTAACTGGTGTTGGAAGTGTCATTGACCCTTCTCTATTACCAGCAGATTTGCAGTTACCAACTCTGTTTATACCTTCAAACAGTTCTACAATTCCAGCATCAACACCTGGAACTATTATAAATGTTGTCAATCCAGAAGTAACAGTAGCACCAACAGGAACAACACCTCCTCCTACTGTACCTCTAAATAGTTTGACACCAACGGTCTTTAATCAATCTCCTACTTTAGTAGAAGTATCAACAATCACCAATACAGGTTCACTCACTTCTAGTTGTTTTTAAATTAGATGGCAAATATCAATAAAGTATCTCAACAAGTCTCTACTCAGACTCCAGCTTTTGTCGAGCAAGAGTATCCTCTCTTTAATAAATTCATTGAATATTATTATAGATCTCAGGAGAAAACTGGATTAGGGCAAAATTTATTAAATAATTTCCTCCAATATCTTGACATTGATAAACTGGATATAGGAATTCTTGATGGTGCGACTAAAGTTGTAGAGACTGTTAAAATAACTGATGATACGATTGTTGTAGAGAGTGTTGATTCATTTTTGGAGAAAAATGGATCTATTTTGATTGGTGATGAGGTAATTTATTATGAAAAAACAACTGCTTCCCCAAATATATCTCTTACTCCAGGTATTTCCTATGAGCAAGTAAAATTAAAGTGGACAGGTCTTGCAAGTCCTTTAAGTTTGTTTGATGGTACTCAGAGAAGATTTTCATTAATTTCACAGAATAATCCAATTGCACCACCTTCTGCACAGCATTTAATAGTGCAAAATTATGGTGTTTTACAGATTCCAGGTATTGATTATGAAATAGATGGTACTGATATTGTATACACTGAAGCACCTAGACAGAAATTGGATGCTGATGATACATCAGGTACTTATATTACATACTTGAGTGGTTTTGTTGAGAGTGTTATACAACCTATTGATAACTTATCTAATAGTTTTGGTGAGGGTAAACGTCAATTTACTATGACACGTGATGGTGTTAGGTATGAGCCAATTATCGATGAGTATGTTCTTGCCATTTACGATAAACAGTTATTAATTCCAAAAGTAGATTTTTATATTGATGGTGATCAGTTTATATTCAAAGAGACACCTTTAAACGGTAGATTCCTATCATTATTCTCTATTGAAGCACCAATTCCATCTTTCGGTACAGGTGCTGTAGGTTATGCTAGAATTGATGATGCTGGAACTCTAACTGGAGTTACTACTAGTGATTTTGGATCTAATTATAGGTTTGAGTATCCTCCAAAGGTATCCATTAATGCTCCAGAAGGTACTGGTGCATCTGCTACTGCATTGGTCAATGGTATTAAGAGTGTCTCCCTTCTAGATGGTGGATATGGATATAGTGATACAAACCCACCTTTAGTTGATGTTCAAGCACCTACGAAACCAGGTTCTACATCAGCAGTCATTAAAGCAACTGTTACTAATGGTGCTGTTAGTGGACTAGAAATCATCAATTCTGGTAGTGGATATACATTTACACCTAGACTTACTTTCAGGCAACCTGGAGGCGGTAAACTTGCCACTCCAGTGATGTCTAGTGGAACTATTAGTTCTGTTGCTGTATCTTCTGGTGGTATTGGATATACAACTGTTCCAACAATATATGTTGACCCTCCAACTGAGGAAAATGGTATTAAAGCATCATTACAAGCAGTTTTAACTGATGGTAGAATTACAAGTGTTAATGTACTAAATGCTGGTCAGGGATATGTCGGTGTTCCTAGAATTGCCGTTGTAGATCCAGTTGGTGCTCAGATTTTACAAACAAAGGTTGATGGTGATGGAAGAGTAACGAATATTGAACTTTTAGATGGTGGTGGTGGATATCAAGACGTTCCATCTGTTTATATTGTTGATGAAAGAGTAGATCAACTTGGTAACTATGCTGGTGGTAATGGTGCTACTGCAGTTGCTTCTATTTTCAATGGACAAATCATTGATATCAATATAACCAATTTTGGTAGTGGATATAGTGCAACTGAACCTCCAACTATTTTCATTCAAGCACCACCTTCTGCAGAAGCTTCTGGAATAGTTGGTCTTAATGAAGTTACTGGATTTACAGTAAATCAGAATGGTACTGGGTATAGTAAAGCAAAATTTGAAGGATGTGCTAGAGCTGCTAGTGGTATTACAGAATATAGTGAAGATGGTAATGCTGTATTCTCTAATGAAACTACTGTTGCTTCTCACGCAGAAAATACTGCAATTAAGTGTTTAGATGCTTTATTTGTTAAAAGATTACTTGATAAGTATACAGAACAGTTTTTACCAGATGTTCCAAGTCTAGATTACTCTCAAATTGATGTTAGAACAGCAATTAAGACCATTAAAGACTTCTATGCATCTAAAGGAACTTCATTTAGTATTGCATATCTGTTTAAGTTACTATATGGAGAAACTGTAAGTATATCATATCCAAAAGATCAGATTATTAAACCTTCTGATGCTACTTGGTCTATTGATACAATTCTTCGTGCAACTTTAGTTAGTGGTGAATCTGTTAATATTAAGGATGCTCTTTTAATACAAGAGGAAGATATTGCTGATGTTAACGTTAAAGGTGCTAGTGCTTTAGTAGAAAACTTTATTTCTATTAAGACTTCTGAAATTGAGATATTTGAATTAGTTCTTTCTGAAGAAACTATTACTGGGTCATTTACTGTTCCATATAAGACAAAACTTGCTGAACCACTATCTGCAACTAGTTCAATTATAACTGTTGACTCTACAATTGGTTGGCCTGAAAGGAATGGAGAATTTTTGATTGGTTCAGGATCTGGTGCAGAATTAGTTCAATATAAGGAAAAATCACTTAACCAGTTCATTGAATGTACTCGTTCAGTTAATGGTGTAGTAGAGGATTGGGATTCTGCTACTGAAGTAACTTCCAATTTTAGGGTTTATCTTAATAAAGATACTCCTCAAGAAGTACAAATGAATATTGTTGGTATTGTTGATGCTCAACAAACCACTCTAACTGATACTGGTTCTTACTACTTACCTGGAGATAAATTAACAGTTTCTAAGCTTGGTGGTACTGGAACTGGGTCAGAATTAACAACTTGGTTATATAACGTTAAAAAATTAATCGAAGTTCAATCTGTAACTTATGGTGGTATTAATGATCAGTCTGCAACTATAACTTGTTCAAATAATCACGGTCTTTTAGTTGGAGATCAGGTTACAATTTATGGTGCTAACCCTATTGTTTATAACGGAACATTCCTTGTAACATCTAGAGATAGTGATACTATTTTCCAGTATAATCTTCCTCAACCTGCTACTGTTATACCACAGGGTAATATTTTAGTATCTGTTGACCTTAATAAAGGTAAATCTGTTAATAGTGCAATAAGTAATGCGATAAGTCCATATACTACTAACGTTCAAAACTCATTCTTTAATGATAATTACGTTTATGTTGCTGCTACTGGTATTCCTAACTATGAAATTGGTCCTTTCCCAGGATCTGCTCTTCTTCCAGGTAACCAGCGTAAATTAAATAGATTTCCTAAAGTACCTACTACAATTTCAACTAAGAATGATATTAATCCTGGTCCTGTCGGTACTTGGGTAAATGGTGTATCAATCTGGTCTTATAAGTCAACTTTATCCAAAACATTTGGTGCTGTAACTGATGTTACTATTACTGATGCTGGTTCTGGATATGATGCTGCTTCTCCTCCTGCAATTACTATTGACGGTGGTGGTGGATCTGGTGCAACAGCGAGTGTTGTAGTTAATGGTTCTCTTAGTGAAGTTACTGTAACTGCTGGTGGTTCTGGATATACTTCATCCCCATTGGTCTCAATCGTTGGTGGAGGCGGTTCAGGTGCTGCTGCAACTGCTATTATCACTAAAGGTGAAGTTTCACGTATTCTAATTAACACAGGAGGTTCTGGATACACCTCACAACCACAGATTACTATTGTTGGTGGTGGTGGACAGGGTGCAACTGGTACTGCTAGTGTTCGTGGACCAATTCAATCTATTGGTATTAATAATGGTGGTGTTTCATATACATCAAGTCCTAATATAACTCTAAGTTCTGGTAAAGGTGCTGTTGCACAGGCGATTGTTAATAATGGTAGAATAATATCTATTGCTATCATTTCTGCTGGATCTGGATATACTACTGCTCCAGAAATAACCATTCAAGGTGATGGTTTCGGTGCTATTGCTAGAGCAACTATTGATACTGATGGTGAAAATGCTGGTAGGGTAACTGGAATTGAAATTATTAACAGAGGTATTGGGTATATTCAAGGTACTACAGTAATTAATCTAACTTCTGTTGGTCAGAATGCAACATTCACTGCTAATGTATTCCAATGGAATTATAACCTACAGGCTACATCTAACTTTGATGATGCTAAAGGTTCTGTATTTACTGGATATAATAATGAATATGGTGGTGAGTATGCTCACTTATCTAACCCTCAGAGAATGAGGTATATCCTTGGTGATAACTTATTTACAAGTGCTGGTGGTGAGATCTTAGAGAAAGAAGAGCAGCAATCACACTCTCCAATTATAGGTTGGGCATTTGATGGTAACCCGATTTATGGTCCTTATGGTTATACTGACCCAACAGATCAAGCATCTTCAACTGTAAGATTGAATAGTTCTTACGAACTTAAAACAGAATTAGTTTATGATATAACCACTAATCCTGTTCCAAATAGAACTGCTGGTCCTTTATTAACAGAAGAACCTGCTGGTAACTTTGTAGAAGATTATAAGTATACTTTCGGATTAGGTGATCTGGATCAATATAATGGTCGTTTTTGTAAAACACCTGATTTTCCAGAAGGTAGATATTGTTATTTTGTAACTATTGATGCTACAGAAAATGGTAATCCAGTATTCCCATATGTTATTGGACCTAGTTTCAACTCTGTAGTTGATGCTTGGAATCTTAGTGCCGATGCTGTTCAGCAAAATATTCCTACTGGAGTTGTACGTTATAGAGACCCATATGAGAATGTAGATATTGATGTTGATAGGGTTCCTAATGCTTCTACAGCAGCATTAACAACTGAAGCTGGTGAAACATTACTCTTTGAAGTAGAAGATGAAAATAGAGATGGTATCATAACTCAAGACGAGATTGATGATCCAGATCAAATGTTTGAAGAGGCTCCTCTACAATTATTTGACTACTTCCCTAAAGTTAAATTTGATTCTAAAGTTGATATTGAAGTTGAGACTACTACTAAATTTGAAGATGCTTCTGTTACTGGATTTACTATTGAAAACTCTGGTAAAAACTATCAGGTTAATGACCGTTTAGTATTTAATAATGATGATACTGATGGAACAGGAGTATCTGCTCGTATATCTAAGATTAAAGGTGAGAATGTTGCTTCATATGGTTTTGAAAATATTAGTGGCAATAACTATGGTGTTTTACAGACTGGATCTCCACATAATCTAGTTCCTAATGATATTGTGTTTATTGATTACACACCTATTATGCAAAATACGAACAAGACATTTATTGTTCGTCAGTATAAGGGAATTGAAGAAATTATTATAGATCAACCTGGATCTGGGTATAGTGATGAAATTCCACCAGAAATTATTATTGATGGAGATGGTTCGGGTGGTAAATTAGAGGCTGTTGTATCTAATGTTGGTGCTATTAATACTATTAATGTTATTAATTCTGGTTCTGGTTATACAACAAATCCTCGTGTTATACTATCACATCCACAGGTATTCAAAAAAGCAGATTACTATATTTCTAAATTAGAAAATCAAAATTATGTTCAGATTAATGATATACAAATAAACGATAGTAAAGAAGTCTTCTTATGTGGTAAAACAAAGGATGCTGTTGGAAATACTGTTGCTTTATTAGCAAAATTGTCTGCTACTGGTGTTAAAGAATGGGAGAAGACTTTAGAAAGTACAGATGGGCAATACTATACAGAATTTAACAAATTAGATGTTAATGGAAATGAAGTTTGGGTAGTTGGTGTTAACAAACCAAATGGTAACTTATTGGATGCATATAACCCAGATATCATTCTATGTAAGTATAATCAAGCAGATAATGGATTATCTGCTACTTTACAGTTCCAAAAAGCATATGCTGGTATTTCTGGTTCAACTCGTGGAGATTATGTTACTTCATTAAAGAAACTATCCGATACTCGTTATGTTATTGCTGGTTATACTAATACTAACTCCAGTAATCCTTGGGATGCATTTATTGCTTCAATCGATACATTAGGTAACTTTGCAATTAAGAGAAAACTTGTTTCTACTAATAAGTCTGAAAAAATTACTGATATGGTCATTATTGGCACAACAGTATACTTTACTATGGAGACTGCATCTACTCCAACTAGTGATGATATTAATGTATCATTTGGTAAGGCAACTATTGGTGTTAATGCAATTAATGTTGATTGGATTAAAGAATTTAACACAGTTCTATATTCATTCATCGATACCAGTCTTGTTGTAGATGAATTTAATGAATTTTATGTTGCTGCTACATTAAGACTTAAATCTGATGATGTAACTAGAGATAGTTTCTGGGTTGGTAAACTTAATGAATCGGGCACTCTTTTATGGAATTATCGTTATGTTGCTCCTGGAAGAGATATAAACCTTGTTAGGGATACATCAATTGATATATTTGGTGATCTCAATATTGCATTTACTAGACATAATAATGTAACATTCGAGAAGACTGTTGATACTGTTAAGATTGGATATAATGGTATTGTTAAGAATCATACTACTAATAAGTTTGATAAAAATAATATAGAAGGTATTACTGCACATACAATTAATGCAGATAATTCTGGTGATGTTCACGTTTATGGTCAGACTCAATGGAATAGAAATGAGTTTGTCTTTGATTTTGCTGCTAATGAGCAAACAGATTTAACAGGTCATTATACAATGACTTCAGTTGGAGGAAGTAATGCTATAACCTTTGCTGATAATATGGCAAAGATTTATGGTTATGATCCTTCAGGTTCTAGTGCTAGTTGGACAAATTCTTATATTAAGGTAGCAGGTTCAGAATTAGGTACAGTATTGGCAAATGATTGGACTTTAGAGTTCTTTGTATACAAATCTGCATCTGCATCTCAGACTTTATCACAGAATGTTCAAACCTTAATGGGTATTGGTGGTGCTAGAGATGCTACTGGTGGACTCTGGTTGGGATATGATAATTCCAGTGGTGAGTTGCAAATGGTTATTACCAATAGCACAACTCAGTTAATTAATGGTTCTGGACAATCATCGTCTCAGAATAATATGTACGCAGACAATAGTTGGCAAACTGTTGCTGTAAGAAAAGAAGGTAATGTATTTAAAGCATTCATTAATAATATTGAAGTAATTAGTGGTACATTATCAAATACTTCTTTTGGTTCTAAGGATCTTTACTTTGGTAATCAGGTTGGTTTTGGTGCTACTGCAGTAGATTTCAATCAGAATTATCAAGGTCAATTCTGGATTGATAATATTAGATTGAGAAATAGATCAGTTACTCCTACTGTTCCTTCTGATATAACAACTTTACCACCTGTAGCTTCTTATGCATTTGATTATGCTTGGACAGATACTGCTTGGTGGACTAATAATATAACAAGATATGATTATATCGATTATGTTGGTTGGGGATTAAAGGTAGATAAGAATGCTGATGCTAGTAGATTGGGTGATAAAGGTCTACAGACAAATACTCAGTTTGGATTTGTTAGAACTGCTGTAACTCCTGTTACTGGTTCTGTATTGACTATTGGAGAGGGTGATTTTGCACTAGGTGATATGGGTCTTCAGACTCTAGACTTTGATGATGCAGATGCACCAATGACTCAAGATACTGAGTCCTTGACTTATACAAATGATCTTTGGAGTTCCAGAACAGCAACAGTACCTTCTCCTGGTTCTCAGAAATTAAAGATATCTGCAAATATTAAAGATAGGTATTACTTTAAGGTTACTAATACAACTAAGATTGATAATATTCAAGAATTGTCAATTAATCAATCCTTCTTATTTACAGTTGGTACTAAGTTGAGATTGAACAATATTAATACTGGTGCATTCGTCAATAGTGGATACATTATTAGAGTAGATAACATTAATAATAAGGTATATTGTGCTGTTAATATTAATACTTGGACTGATGATTTAAATACAGGAACATTAGTTACAGAACAGTTTAACGAACAAGATACCTTTGGTATTGTTGGACCAGTTCCAAATGATGTTAATGAGATGAAGGGATATACCTTTGCTCAAGTTGATAATACAACTCCTGGAACATTTGATATTGCATTAGCAGATTATGATGCTACTGCTGATATTGGTGGAACTAATAACTTAAATCAATATGCAAGATTCAAACCTTTTGCTGATGATGATTATTCTATAAGAATAGATGAAGTTGCTGGTGGTTCTGCATATATCGTTGGATCTGTTATTAATTTGAATTCTGGTGATATATCATTTAATGCAGACTACACTACAACTCAAATTACAAATTTAACTGGTGTTCTTAAAATCACCTTAATTTCTAATTTGAAGAAGATATTACAAGTAACTGCAGTTAATAATAGTGATGAAGTTTATGTTATTACTGGTACTAGTCATTATTTAAATCAAGGTGAAATGATATATGTTGATGGTAATCCAGATCAGACATATGGTGGTTCTGTATATGATGAGTATGATGGTGCTTTCCCAGTTGAAAGTGTAGTAAGTCCATTAGAATTTACTTACAAGTTACCACAAGCTGCTGTAACTTCTCCTGCAACTAATGCTGCTAGTGTCAGCATTTATGTTAAATCACCTGTTCTAAAAATGTACTATGGACACCAGTACATTTTCGATCTAAGTCATTCTTCTTTAGTTGGTGGTAATTTATCATTTGCTAAGGATAATCTTTATAAGTTGGAATATTCTTTCAACTCTATTGAAAGAACTGGTACTCCTGGTATAACTGGTGGTGGTACTGTCATACCTTCAGTTAAATTGAAGATAGATCAAGATATTGTTACTAATATTTCATATTACTTTGATCCAGGTAGAACTGGTGATGATTCACCTATTATTCCTGGCAGTTACTTAGATGTTACAGATTCTCCATATACAGGTACATTTACTATAAGTTCTATTGCTGGTGCAACAATTACTCGTGGTGCAGATACATTTAAGTTCCCTCTTTTAAATGAACCAGAAGGGAATGCTGATATTTTACAAGCATCTTATACTACAAGTTCTGAGAAAGCAGTTGGATCTATTGGTGATATTCGTATTATTAACCCAGGTGGTTTCTATACTAAGTTACCTATTGTTACTGATATTGCATCTACAAGAAAGATTGAAAGAGTACAAATTGTTGAACCAGGTACTGAATATGCTGTAGGAACTTATAATGGAGTACCTATTGCTGGTGATGGTGAAGGTGGATTTGTTCAAATTACCGTTGCTGATGGAGAGGATGCTGAAGGTATAACAATTCCAGGACAGATTCAAAATTGTGTAGTTACATCTCCAGGTAAAGGATATACCACTGCAACGATTGATGTTGAGGGTGTGGAAGGAATTCTTGGTTCAGGATTAGCTGGATCTGGTGCAGAATTGACTGTTGTTATTCCTCCTTTTGGTACTGAAGCATCTATCTTCACTAAAGGTGATAAAGTTGGTAAGATTAAGAAACTTAAGAACAATAACTTTGGTTATGATTATCCTCACGACTATACATTACGTCCTGAGATTACATTCCCATTAAATGCTCAGTTAACTTCTACAAGTATACTTGAAAGTATCACTGTTACAAATCCAGGTTCTGGATATTCATTAGCACCAACTGTAATAATTCAAGGTGGTGGTGGATCTGGTGCTACTGCTGAAGCAACAATTAAGAATGGTAGATTAGATAATATTGAGGTTAAAGATCCAGGTGCTGGTTATTCATCAACACCACAAGTAAGTTTGAGATCTGCATTCAACTATGTTGTTAACTTAGACTTAGGTTTATTACAATTTGCTTATCCACACGGTATTCCAAATGGTGCTGAAGTTAGTGTTCAGGTAACTGATACTGGAGATGGTGCTGATTTCCCACTTGCTGCTGGTGCAACAGGTCGTCTTAATCCAAGTACTACTTATTATGCTATTGCTGGTACTTTAAATTCATTAGAACCAGATCAGTTAAAGATTGCTATTACTCCACAAAACGCAGAACTTGGAGATGCTCTTTCCTTCGTTAACGCTGGTGAAGGTCGTCAAAGTATTTTAACTGAATCATTTGGTGGTGCTGCTACTGCTAACGTTGTTACTTCTACCTTCTTAGAAGGTGAAATGGTTTATCAAGGTGATACATTAGATGTTGCAACAGCAACTGGATTTGTTTCTACAAACTCTGGTTGGCAGATTGGACCTAGAATTCTTAAGATTGTAGATTACACTGGTGATTTTTCAGAAGGTCAACAATTAACTGGTGTTATTTCTAAGTCTTCTGGTACTATTAGTGACCTTAAGTTTGCTCGTGGTGTTCTAGATATTGGTTCT